CGGCTGGAAGCAGCCCGCACATTGGGTATACCCGACGAGTTGATAGCAGTAACCAGTCCAGCCACGGTGTTGTTGGGAGCTGAAGGAATCAGCACTTCTTGATTGTTGATGCGCAGGCTGTCACCAGCAGTAAGAGCAGGATTGGCCACGGTACTGGTTGTGATGCCATAGATCCTGCTTTGATTGACCTGTCGTTGGACCAGGCCGGCCTGTGGTACTCCTGTGGCCGAGCTGTCTAAAGGTGCACCGGTATACACACTGCAACTGTTGGAGCATATGGCCACACTTTGGCCAAACAAGGATTGGTCAATCACGGTGTTGGCCGTGATTTTTTGCACTTGTTGGAATTCATTGGTTTCAATCACCAATGAGTCGCCTATGGTCAGCGAGATAGAGGATGACAACACTATGGTGTTGCCAACAACTGTGAAATCTCCATTGATGTATTGTGCTGTGTTGGTCAGATATTGATTGTTCAGGATCACTGTGATGGGATCCTGTGCAGTGACAGGTATGGCATAGGCGAGTTGAGTAACATCTGTGATTATGTACTTGAGCACTCCACGGTCAAATGCGTACACAGCACCTGCTGACAGTATGGTATCGCCTTCGGCATCCACGGCACTGTCACCTGGTGCACCAATCAAGATCTGGCGTCCCAACACATCTGTGCTCAGGCTTGTGCCCAGACCTGCATAAGTTCCAATGCCTGTGACAGTCATGGTGTTTACATATTGCCAATAAGCGCCTACACTGGCCGAAGTCACAGTGATAACAGCACCTGCGGCTGGCACTGTCAAGAAAGTGATTTCAGGTATGCTACTGTCACCTGGATCTTGGAAATCATAGTCTATGTGTGGCCGTTGTAGCACCCCGTCCACTTCTACTGTGAATGAATCCAGATCCGTGGCTGTGTAAAGATAAGTGTCCAGCGCAAATATGGCAGTGTTGGTGACTCCTGTGCCGGCGGGTGTAAAACCTGTGATGCCACCCGACGTGACTTCTGTCACAGTGATAGTGATGTTGTTGGCCGCACTGCCAGTGGGATCGACCTGGGTAAAGCTGATGATCAGCGTGTCGGAAACCGCATAGCCTGTGCCCGGGGCAGTCAGCGACACAGAATAAACACCTCTGGTGTTGTTGATGGTAAATGCAGCACCGGATCCTGCGCCCGAAGTGCTGTTTTGATTTATGTTGTAATAGGTATTGGAATCCAGTTGCACCGAGCTACGTCGAGATATGACTATTTCGGAGCCTGCGGTGGGTGTCGACGAGAACTGAACCAGCGTAGCATTGATCACATAATCCTGGCCATAAACTGCCAACAAGTTGTCCACAGTCACTATCAGCTGATCGGGTTGCGAGCTGTCTATCTCAATGTCATTGTTGTATGTGAATGTGGCCACATTGCCTGGCGCGGTGTATGTCACAGACTGGTGTGGAACATCTATTCGAGCATAGGCATACACTTCATTGGCCCCAGGGGCGCTGGCATACATCCAACGTTCGTCGGCGGTGATCTTGACCGTGGATCCAAAGCCCACTGGTCCAAAATCCTGTGTGGGGTTAACCAGCAACTGTGTTTTGGCATAATTGTTGGTACCTGGCACCAAATACAGCATGGCAACGTAACCAGCGCCTGAATTGCTGGCACTGGCGCCGGCCACGGCCCAGGTCCTGTCGCCAAAATCCACGCTGTTGCCAAATCCCACTGTGCCTGTGGCACTAAGAAATAATTCTGTGTTTTCCACATAATCATCCACATTACCCAAACGGTAGGTATACACAGCACCGGCGCCATTGGCCGAGGCAGGTGCGCCGACCAACAACGCATAGTGATCCGAACTCTGTGCTAAACTTGTGCCAAACAATGAGTTGGGTTCTGGAACTGTGGCAGTGACTGTGTCAATGGCAGCAAAAGGATTGGTTTTTTCCAGCACTTGCCAGTGTCCAGTGCCATCGTTGTCCACCCAGGCTATAGCGCCAGGTATGAGTTGATTGGCCACAGGCAAGTTGACTATATCGCTGGCCTGGGCCACACGCATGCTCTGCAGATAAAATACCAGACCCGTGCCAGTGATTGTGGTCTGATTGGAGTTGCTGAATTCGAACTGTATCACGGCAGTGTCGATGCTGGGTCTGCTGAGCACGCGATACACACCATCTACTGATTCACTGAAATATCTTACTATGATAAGATCACCCACGTCCAAGTCCACTGTGTTGCTGAATTGCGCACGACTGGTACCATTGAGATTATCGGTCAGTTGTGTCAGGCGACCAGGAATCTGGGCACATTCATATATGTTCCAATCATAGCTGTTGGCCTTGGCCACCCAGATTTTGGTGCCATTGCCCACTATTTCAAGATTGGCACCAATGCTGGCCGGGTCGTTGAGACTGAACACTGTGATGTCCACGCTGTCAACATTGACATAGCCGGCAGAAGGCAAGGCTGTGTCGCTGTTGGTGACATCTGTGGTGGGCAGTATGTTGGTATCTGTTATCTTGTAACTTTCTGCCCAGAGATTGTTCAGTTGCACAGTCTGATTGGCCTGGCTGGCCTGCCCTGGCTGTATGATTTGCACTGTGCTGGGGTTACCGGTCAAGAGTTCTTCGTCGAGAGTTATTTCAAACCAACTGCGATTGGCATTGGCTCCATAGGTGCCGGCCAGTATGCCCCAGTTTTCGTAGATGCGATACTGTGCTGTCAAGGGGTCAAAGTTGACCTGTGTGAACAGATCTGTGGCCTGTGTGGTGCCTTTGGTCTTGATGAACTGCTGATACAGATTGACCTGGCTGGTGTCGTCCAGGTTCAAATCTACCATGTACTGACGTGGTCTGAAACCAATCAGACCAAATGCCAACAGATCGTTGTCAAGATTGAGATTGGCAGTTTGGGTGTCGTAGCTGTTGGCCAGTTGATCTGCCTTGGTGGCCAGATTCTGCAACAGACCTTGCTCGATACGATCGTAGTTGCTCTTGAGCCAGTCTGTGTATTCGAACTTGTCCTTGGCTGGCACTATGGTGGCAGCTTGCCAGAAGTTGTTTTTGTAAGAAACTATCTGCCCACGTGTGTACCTGACGTTGGGTCTCCAGGCCTCCACATTGTCCTGATTAAGTATGAATCCCTGTGCATTGACAGTGCCGTTCCACTCTGTGGACATGGCCGCAGACAAACGTAGTCGGCTTTGTCTTTCGGCTGTGTAACTGTTGTAGATCAGATCATTGAATATGGTCCTGTTGTCTAACACCACCATGTTTTCATAGGCAGTGAACTGCAACCGTAGATAGCTCACGGTCTGGCTGCCACCAGGTTCGGGATTCAGTGTAAATGTGTTACCGAGTCGGCGTATGACCAGGTTCTTGGCATCAAAGGCCCGACGATTTTGATCCAGCACTAGATTTTCAGGTGTGTAGTCTGTGACAGAATCCAGCACGGAACCAGCGCGGAAGGCCTGGGCTTGTGTGGCCGATGGGTTTAGATTGATGATGGTGCCGGCGGCCCAACCTTGATTGGCAAAATACAAAAACTCCTGGGCCATCTGCAACCAGTTTAGTGTGTAACCATTTTCTTGCGCAGTGAATGACAGTCCTTGGCTGGCCAGATATTCACCGTAGCTCAGCAAGAAATCTACCACTCCAGCCAAATTGGCAAAGATATAGCCATAGGGTATCTGCACCAGCTTGTTGGTGTATTGTGACGGCACCGTGACCGAAACATTGCCACCACTCAAGGTCTGCTGTATGCCGGTCACACGGCTGGCCAGTGTGGGGAAATAAGGGTCCGTGGCATTGTAGCCATACACCGTGTAGCCACCTTCGACCACTTCCACGATCACTGCGCTGTAGTTGATACGGCTGAATGGCGTGTTTTTGTACAACAGCAGATTGTAACTTTCTGGTGGAATCAGCAAATTGCTGTTTTCGCTGTTGGGGCTGCTTTTTTCCAGATACATGTCCAGATTGCTCTGGGCCACGAATCCTGCCATCCTGTAGCACAGGCGTATGTCTAGATTGGCCAGATCCGTGGTCAGGGCAGTGGTGCTGTTGATGCCCTGTTGTTGATTGTAGTCCACTATCCAGTTGATGTAGCTGGCCTTGCTGACTCCGTCGCCGTAGACCTGGATCAGCTGTGGTTGTATACGGTAACGGCCACGATACAGATACTGATCAAAATCAGAGTTGTAACGGTAAAGATCTCTGTCGGCAAACAGGCTGAAAAATTCTGCAGGGCGTGTTAATATCAACAAGCGCATGACAGCAAATGGATAACTGGAACTGGACCACCAGCTTGCTTCTACTGGGCCGCCATCACCGACCTGCCAGCTTTTCACAAAGCCCTGTGGATTATATGCGCCCACCACACTGTACAAGGGTGATACCAACTGCCCCTGGCTGTCTACGGGAATCACCGAGGTCAGTCCAGGTCTCACATACTTGGGTATCACATAAAAACCTGCAGGATCTGCCACTAAACCGGCTTCAAGGTCGCCCCACAGCACCAAGTTATCACTGGTGTAAGGTGTGGGGCCATATCTGTCAGTCCACCACTCGGGCTGTTCACTGAATCCCAGCATTTCCCAGGGAGTGGTGTCCGGGCTAGTGGTGTCATACCAGTAGCGGTATATGCCGCGCCAGGCGCCCAGCAAGGGCTTGTTGTCCAAGCGATTTCCGGCCTGGTTCCAGTTATAGGTAAATGGATCAGTGGCCACATAGGTCTGTGCTGTATAGTCCAGTTTGTTGCCGCCGACCCAGGCCAAGAAACTTTCTCCCAAGATCTGATTGACCTCAGCAAAATCATAACCGGTGGTGCGGAAATAACCCGGAATGACATCTTCAGCCACCAAGGGCACAGGATTGTCATCTGTTTTGAGGTTGCTGAATATTCTAGTTTCAAACTCCAACAACACCTGGTCGCGTGGATCAGGATTCTGCTGTGTACCAAAGGCCACCGTGATGCTGCCGTCATGCCCCTGTATCACCCAGGCAGGGTTCACATATGATGTGTCATAGAACAGTCTGGGTTGGTATTTGGGATACAGTCCCAGTTTGGTAGGTGTGTTGGGCACAAAGTTACCAGCGGTGTCGGTGTATTCGTTGATCTTGACCACTGCGTCCACGGCCAAGGGTATCAGGATGGTCAGTGTGGGTCCTTCAGTGCTGACCACATATTCAACTCCGCGAGTCAGCAATACATTGTTCAAATACACACACAGGCCCAGGAAGTTGGACTGGGTGAAGTCATAGGTCTGCACTGTGTTGAACGTGTTGGTGGTTATGGGATTCACTGTGTAGGTGTTGGACACAAACGTGGTACCTGTGGGCACCATGTCACTCCAGTAGAAAGGATTAATGTTGGTACGACCTGCGGTTATCTGGGCCATGCTACGGTCCAACAGTTCGGCCACGGTCCAGTTACCATAGTCGGATATGCCAAACGTGGTAACGGCATTGAGCAACTGTGATTTGAACTTGATGTATTCAGTGCTGTTGTAGGCCAGAGATGCAAATATGTCATAGTCAGGATCACGCATGAAATACCCGGCCAAGGTCAAGGGCGAGCTTTGCTGTAGTATCTGTAGACCGTAAGGTATGATGTTGCCAAGGTCTCGGGTGTTGTTGGCGCCAATGGGCGGACCTGACAGGCCAATGAGATTTTCAGCTGTGCTGGCATAGTGGTTGCGTATGGTACCCAAGGTAAACTGTGGACTGTCACCATTTAGCGCATTATTGGACAGGTTGATGGGCACTTCGTAGAATCCCTGCACACTGACCTGGTCGCTGAGTACCGACACTTCAATGAGGTCTCCGGGCTCATAGGTGGCCAACAAACGTATAGTAGTGGTGTTGGTGCCCACCGTGTAGGTGTAAAGATCCGTGGATTGATACTGGCCATTGGCATAGATCTGTATGGCAGGCACAGTGTCATTGTCGTTGACCGCGACATCCAACAACAACGGAGTGCCATCATAGGTGAACTGGAACTGTTGCCGGATCAGACTGGTGGTGGCAGCAGTTTGCCAGCCTATTTCGTCCTGGAACTCACTGCGCATGCTGTACTCGCGTACAAAACCTGTGCTCAGCGACAGAGTTTGGCCGACATTGTCCAAGGTATATTGGAAGGTGTCTCGGTAAAAGTTGTTGTCAAACACTATGTCACCGATGTTGGTCAGACTGAGATAGGTCAGCGGAAAGCCCAATATGAGATCTGGATCACCATCACCCACAGCATAACTGAACAAAGGACTGCCGTTGAAGTTGGAACTTGGGTAGGTGGCCTGGTCACCAAAACTGATACCATTGCTGTCATAGATGTCAAAGCGTGGAGGCTGATTCACACTGATTTTTTGCTGAGCTTCCAGCCAGGTCACACCATCATAGTAGTAAGTGATGCCTTGCTGTGTGAGTCCGCTGAGACTGACCACGGTGTTGTCGACCACGGCCGTGGCTACAGGAGTCAATATAATCACTGGCACATCTACTATGGTAGAATCCTCAGCGTTGGTGTTGGTTACCACAAACTCTACTGTGTACACTCTACGACGCACTTCAGGATCCAGGTCCGCGGCAAATATCACACGGCTGCCATTGATCAGCGTGTAACCATTGGTGCTGTAGCCCAGGCTACCGTTGACATTGCTCAAGGCATCAGTCTCTGAGAAATCTATGATATCCACCGGAGACAAGGCCTGGGTGCCCGAGTTGAACAGTCTGGTACCAGCACGGAACTCCAACACAGGTCGGCGAGCACGGAAGTTATTGTTTAATAATGGTGCAGTGTTGTTGTAGGCCGCACTGGCAGTGATCACGTCTATGTGGAACCAGCGATTGCTGCGGGTCCAGGCATTGAGATCAGCACTGGCACGGTTGATGGTGAGATAATCTGGCACCAGAGGTTGGTTCAAGCTGCCATCAAAGTTGCCCACGTCATAGGGAGTGGTATCATATGGTACTTCAAGATTTTCGGTATAGGTTTCTGGTGTGACAAAACTAGTCACAGGCAACAACTTGATGCCATTGCCAATCACAGTGTGTCCTTGATTGCTCAAGGGTGCGCCGGCAGGACCACCTGCACCTATATTGTCCAGACTTTGCGCCACGGTGTCGTAGATGTATTGATGGAATGTGTCGGTGTGTTCGGCTCCCACCATCTTTTGTCCCAGATGCACATGATAAGGACCATAGTAGGCTTCACCATCAACGAATCCCACACGGAACGGCAGGCCAGGCCCGGTACCCACACCTTCCACATAGTATTCTTGGTTTTGATATGTGGCAGGAAACACATTGCCACGGAATATGACCTTCATGCCATTGCTGAACACCACTCCATTGGGGCTGCTGTATGTGGTGGCTCCGATAATGCTTTCTATGTCCAGGGTGCTGGACATTTCACTGTCAACTATGTTGAATCTGCCAAAGATTTCAGGATCAGTGCCGTCCTGATAATACAAGACATTGAGTCCGGCTGTGAGCAACGGTATCTGTTCAAAAACACCGTCTTCGTTTTTGTACCAGGCTGTGCTAGAATATGCGGCACCAAATATAATGGTAAACTTGTTGAGCACCGCTACAGTTTGAACGCTGATCAGTTGTATGAACTGAGTGCCGTCAATGGTGTTGTACTGTATCTGCCATACACCATACTGTACCGCAGGATCGGTTATGGCCGTGGACATGAATGGGTCGCCCAACACAGTCTGTTCCCAACCTGTGCTGGTAGCTTCAAATACCAAGGTCCTGTTTTGTAGATTGGTTATGCCGTCGATGCCACCGTACTGATCCAAAAATACCGACACAGGCACATTGTTGATCTGATCAAAATCCAAGCTGGTTATCAGGTCCACTGTGCCAATGCTGGGCATGTTGTAGTAGAAATTCTGGGCCGTGGCCAAGGGTACGTTGAATGTGACAGTGCCTAGGTCTTCACCGTTGTTGACCACACCCAGCACATCTCGGCTGCTGATATTGGGCGTGGCTATCATGCGACCGTTGATGCCGGGGTCGGCCTGTATGAAAAATCCTGGACCTGTGCCGGGTTGGCCATCAACAATGTTGAGTTGACCGTTGAGGTTTACAGCCACGTCATTGCAGTAGAACAATGTATCAGGAGCATCCTGCGGCACTGTGAATGTGATCAGGCCTGCTGATGCGCCATTGCCTGTGACTCCCGGCGTGTAGATGTCAGTTGTTCCTAGACTCACTGCTGTCTTGATATAGAATGCCAAGGGTGGCGTGGTCTCAATGTTGAACACATAGGTGTTGCCACGCACCAAGGTCAAGGTAGGATTGGGAGCATAGTCCACGTTCCAACTGCTGAGATCATTGTTGGTCACCCGGAAGTTTTCAGTTTCCTTGGTGTTTTGTGCCACCTGGAACGTGTAGGTGCCACCGCGAACCAAAGTTATTTCTGGATTGTTGCCGGTGACTCCACTGAATGTGTACACTCCTGCGGCTCGGTCAACCACAAAGTTATCGGTCTCTGGCACTGTGGTAGCAGACACATCCACTGACAAGGGTCCGCCGGGCAACCAGTAGTATTGAGCATAGTTCACAAACTTGTCAAGATCTACAAAAGGATCCCAGGCATAATAATCGCTGGTGTAAAGTCTGTCAGCATTGTTTACAAAGGCACCTTGTGTTTGTAGTGCGTCGTTGATGCCAGGATATGTGATGGCATCCACCACCTGACTGGTATTTTCAGGATTGACCTGCACCACGCCAGGTTCCAGTTGATAATCTGTGCGGACCTTGGTGGGCTCGGTCACATAACTGTCATTGGCATTGACCCCGGGACCAATCCTGCGACCAACAAATCCTTGAGATTGCACATAGCGCGGATCCTGGATCAGCTGATCCAAAGTGGCACTCAAAAACTGTTCGTTGATGGGTGTTTTAAATATTTCTGGCAGGAAGTCAACACTGCGAACTTGCTTGGCCATCAGTAGCCGCCTCCGCCACCACCGGAACTGCCACCACTGCTGTAAGTGCCGCCACCTCCGGAACTACCACTACTGCTATAAGAGCCACCGCCTCCGGAACTGCCACCTGAGCTGGATCCACTGCTGGCAGTTCCGGCATTGCTGACCGTGCTGGTGGTCTGTGCTGCCAACAGGATGTTGAGTCCGCTGACCTGAGATGTGCTTCGTAGATTGGTTGTGGTCAGGGCTGTTATCACTTCCACATCGTTGACTGTGGCGCCATTTACAAAGATCTGATTGGGTGCTGAACGTATTTCATAAAGATCTCCAAAACTCTGACCTTCGGACAAGGGCACCAAGACCACTGAGCTGACTACACCACCAATGTTCTGATGCAGATAGGCTGCCAGTTCGCTGAAGAAGAAAGTGTCACCAAAGTTCCAGTTTTCAAGATTGAAGTAGGCATTCATGTTGGCCACCACTAGATTCTTTATGGTGCTGACACTGGCGGTGTTGTTGGGCGCACGTATGACCTTGATGGTGGCACGCAAGGCCGGATCGGCTTTTTGTCCAAACAAGGGCTGGAAGTCCACGGTGTTCAAGATCATGTTGTCTGATATCATTTTGAAGTTCTGCAGACCTTGATAGGCTGTGGTCAGGTCGTCAATGGTGGGCGGTGTGGGTTCTGTGACCACTCCTGTGGTGTCCTGCAACCAGTTGATGTAGGCAGTGTAGTAGGCATTGGTCACAATGTACACGTCAATGATGTTGGTGCTGCCAGGATCGATGCGGCTGGTCAACGGACTGTTGTGTCTGTACTGGAAATATAAGTCTTGTCGGCCAACACGGGCCAGATAATCCTGTGTTGCGGTCAAGACAGGGTTGTCCAGGCTGTCCGCACCCAGCACATAAAATGTGCCGGCACTGTAGTTAATAGGGGTGACATTGTTGGGATTGTAGGCATAAAACACCTGGCCAGTCACAAACTGTGACTGCACGGCCTGTATGGCCGCCAAGGTTGGATAGTCGCTGTTGACCACACCTGCACGAATCAGTAGATACCGTTGTAGGTTGTCAAAGTCCTGGGTCAGCTGGAAAAACACCAGTTTGTCATTAGCATCCACTGCAGGAGCCACGATGTCATCAAAGAAATCTGGATTCACTGGTGTGAGATTGTCGGCTTGGGCATAACTGACCACCACTTGGAAATCATCCACCAGTCCATCACTGAGCACAGGTTGATCTATAATGGTCAATATATTGTCAGACCCCATGGGGTTGGCTGTGTCCGGTTGACTGTTGACCTTGAGCACATTGATGTAGTCGCGTATCACAGTGCCAGTCCTGCTGTCATAGATGGGATCACTGGTGTAGAAGAAAAATCTAGTCTGTAGCACACTGCCAAAATAGTATTCCAGGCTGCGACTGACCACGGTATAGGTGGCTCCATCATAGGTGGCCTGTATCAACCAGGATGCATCGGCATTGGTGCCTGTGGTGCTTTGCGCATTGGTCTGACTGAAGCTGGCATTGATGGCCAAGTTGCTGGCTGTGATCACATACCAGGTGTCGGTGAGGTTGTTGTAGCCAAGGCCAAAGTTCTGATTCAATGAAATCTGCTCCACCACGCTTTGTTGCACTGTGATGGGTATGTCCGTGGTAAACACTGGAATGACCTGTGTGGGTATGGCACCTGTGGGCACAAAGTTGTTTAACACCACAGGACCTTCTCCGGATGGCAAGTTGCCCAGTCCTTGACCAGTGCCGGACAAATAAACAGCCAAGGGACTGGCCCAGATGGTGAGTTTTTCGTCGGGGTTGGTTGGTTGTCCCAGCACCAAGCGATTGGTGGCATCAAAGAAGTAACCAGTGGGTGCGGCAAACTCGACCAGGCTGCCTTCGGTGATATAGCGACCGTTGTTGCTGGCATAGGTACCTATGGCCACAGGATTGCCTAGATCGTTTTCAAAATAGCCAGTGGTTTCGTTGGTGATGCTGGTGCTTTGATTCCAGGTGTAGTTCAGTACTGACAGCGTGGGTCTGGGAAAGTTATCATAATAAAACTGTTGTAGACCCGCACGCAGGGCCAAGGGATTGATCTGATTGATAACGGCATCTGAAATGTCATTAGATGTCAACCAAGTGAACTGGAATGAATAAAGATTGTTGCTTTCATACAAGGCCCCATCGCTGGCCAATATGTCAGTGCTAGAATATTTGCCGGTGCCATCCACTAGATCCAGATAACGGCTGGTGCCTATGCTGGCACGATTTATGGCTGTGCTTTTAAGTATGCTGGTGTACTGAGTATATGGAAAGTTGTTGTAGTCTTCACCATTGACCATGCGATTCTGTGTGTAGTATTGGGCTGGTGCACGCTGTTTGATTTCTTGTATGGTTTCACGGGCCTGGGCATTGGTCACTGGTTCTGTGATGCCACAGGTAAATGTTATGGTCTCAATCTGCCCAGTACGGCTCACGTAGCTGATGGGCACGCTGACACTCTGCATCTCCACGGGATTTATGGTATAGGTCAGGCCGTTCGAAGCACGCACATAGGCGCGGTAGGTGCCCACGGGTATGGTGGCAAACACTCCGTCACCAAAGTTCAGAGTGATCTGATCATTAGTACGGCTGCTCACACTGTAGATGTTGCGTGTGCCCGGAGCCAGTTGTTCCACAGCAGCCGCATACACACTCTGTACCTTTTCCCACAGGGTACCCACGTTGCCTAGGTCATCTAACTGATACAACCATACATCCGAGTTGTTGATGCCTTCGATGTTGATGGCAACGGCACGATTTGTTATTCGTTCGGCCAGATTGAAATCTTGATTCTGCAGGATGCCTTGCTTGAACAGGAAGAAAAATCCTGTGTTGCCACTGAGGAAGCCTTGCTGATCGTTGCGGAACAGCACGTTGAACTGACCATCGGGCAAGGGCGCAGGTTCATACACAAAATCTTCACCGGCCGACGTGGCTGTGACCACTTCAAACGGCATGTTCACAGTGTCTATGGTGGCTGTGTAAGGAATCACTGGCAGGAAGCCGGGCACAAGATTGATGGTGTATTCCTGGGTGTCTATGCCCAAGATGTTCTGCCGGTTGCCAGGATTGCCAAACTTCTGTGTGTTGACCAAGGCCGCATTGAGTATGGTGGTAAACTGTTCTTGCCAGTCTAGGTTTGTGGGATCAGCCCAGTTGACAGTGATGTTGGCCAAGTTGATGCCGTTGTAGTCTACAATGTTTTCTGTGGTGCTGACACTGAATACCTTGAGATATCCCTGTGCTTCGGTATTACGCTTGGGTGTGTAGCTGACCAGGTTGGCCAAGCGTACCACGCTGTCACGCCGTTCAGCTGTGTCTATGTAGTTTTCTCGGGTGTTGAGGTCAGTACGGAAGGCCAGACTCTGACCCATGAAGGCCATGACATCCAGCAAGGCTATAAACTCTGAACTTTCAATGTAGTCGTTGAAAGTTTCTGGATAGTACACACGCAAGTAGTCTATGAAACTCTTGCGCAGGGTTTCAAAGTCATAGCTCTGGAAGTCAGCTTCTTGATAGGTCTGGTATATGCGTTTCCAGTCTTCTACCCCAAATATTGCTGTTTGTCTCGACGTTGTGGCCATAAATGTTCCCAGTTCTAGTATTTAGTTTGGCAATAAACTGGGCCGTTAAACGAAGGTGGCTGTGCGTTGTTGTTGATCGAAAAATATGCTCAACTGTTCAGCTGTGGTACTGGGCACCACGGCTAGACCCAGCTGTATCAAGATGCCGTTTTCCTGCGGAAACATCTGCATGCCACTGATGAAAATTCTGGGATCTCCGGCACACACACGCTGTATTTCCTGTTGCAGGAGTGCCTGTGTTTCCTGTGTTTGTTGTTCAAACAAGTAGTTCCAGATCACGGTGCCATATCCGGGACGACCCACTAGTTCTCCTTGGCGTATGTTGAAGGCGTTCAAGAGGTCAATCTTGATCAGGTCAAAGTCCACGGCCGTGAACTTTTTGTTTTGATCAATGGTGCTGAATCCTATGAAAGTGGGCATGTGGTATTTACCGGCTAGATCACTGTGCCTGCTGCAGGATTAAACACTGTGGTGGCAGATCTGGCCAAGGTAGTGGCCTGTTGCTGTGCCGACCCAGACAAGGCCGTGACCTGAGATGTGATTCCACCTAGACTGCTGCCAATGGCATTTTGTACACCACCCAGGAGTCGACTGCCTTGTCCCTTTAAGTCTTTGAGCA